AGCAGCGGCAGCGGCCCGCTCGTCGCCGGTCAGCTTTGGATAATCTGTCGGCGCCACCGCCATGTCATACGGCGGTTCATCGCGCGCGACCGCCCAGCGATCCGCGACCGCAGCCAATGCTTCATCCTTCGGCAACGTGATGACATAGCCGCACCACGGCCCGATGATCGCGGTGATCTGATATCGCTCGTCGGCCATCTCATCTCCGCGGGTTGTTGGCGATCAGCGTACCAGGCGATGCCGGGTTATCGGTGGTCAGCGTGAAGGTATGGTTGGCATCGCTCAATCCGGTCGCATAGTGCATGATGACCACCGGCGCGCTCGGTCCCTTGGCATAGGTGCCGGTGCCGGAATCATACGCCCCCAATGTTCCGTAGGTTGTTACGGTTCGAACCGTGCCGCCGTCCAGGATTAAGGTGGCAACGGTATCGCCGTTGGCGAACGGATAGACCACTGCCCAGGCAATGGCGCGGCCGGCCTTGGTGGCGATGGTCAGCGAGCAAACCGTGCCGCCGCCAGCGGTGCCCGGCGCGGTGCCGGTGGCCGCGGTGGTATTCGAGGCCGAGCCGTCGATGATGTTGACAATATCGACCGAGTTGATCGCGAGTTCTGAGGTATTGATCGCGCCAGCCTGAATATTGCCGGCGGTAATCGTATCGGCCGCGATCTGCGTCGAGGTGATCGAGCCGGCAATGATCCTTGAGGCCGCAATAGTGCCATCCGCATACATATCGCCGCGAATGGCAATCTTCGGCGAGCCGGCGACATTGGCCACCGTAAAGATCGGCACCGGCGCACCACCGCCGACGCCGGGTGCCGCGATCTGGAATTTGTCCTGGACAAAAGTGGCCGACGAAATCCCACCGCCACCATTGAGCAATTCAAAGCCGGTAGAATAGCCGTTAACGTCGAGCGTGACGCCATAGTTCGCCGCTCCCCAGCCCTCGATCGAAGCGATTGCGGTGGCGTGAATATCAACCGTCGTGCTAACACTGCCGACTTCGGCGGTAAGCGTCTCGATGTCGCTGGCCATCGCCGCGTCGGCCGAGGTCGCCACGGTTTCAACGTGGCTGATCTCTGCAAATGCCGCTTCGGTGCGCGACGACATTTGCGAGCGGGTTTCTTTTTGATCGGTCCAGTTGCGCGCCATGTCGCGCGAGGTATAGGTGGCGATCCGCTGCTCGACTTCGGTCAGCCGATCGTTGAGATAATCCATCACCGACGTGACCTGAACGCCGATCCAGGCCGGAATATCGGCCGCCGGAATGTCCGGCGTGGTGACGTCGAGCCAGTCACTCCATAGCATTTCGCGCGGTGAGCTCGGCAGATACTGGCCGCGGACCTGATAGGCGGTGTTCTCGATCAGCCCCTGCGAAATGATCAGCGCGCCGGCGGTCAACTGATCGGTGCGGCCGCGGGTGACATGGCTTAGATCGAAGGTCAACCGTACCTCGTACTGCACGCCAACCACACCCGGCAGCGAACCATCCCAGGCAATTCGGATCGCTGGCCGGCGGCCGAGCCCATCGGCGTCATACAGCACCGCGCCCTCGGCGAACCAGTCGATCACGCCTTGCGCGTGTGGCCGCGGGATCACGGTCGGCCCGACCGTGATCCCGGTGTAGTCGGTGCCGTGCGTCCAGTCGTAGTCGCTCGGGTCGATCTCGGTGACGTTGAACACGCAATCAAGGTTGGGCCGATCGATCACGCTATCGACGCGGAATAGCTTATCGATGTAGCCGTTCCTGAAACTGTTCCAGGTGCCGACGTCGCCGGGCTCGATCACCCAATAGGCTGGCGGCATCGGCAGCACATGGGTCCGCGCCCGCTGCGCTTCCTCCAAGCCGGACTTTTGCAGCCGCTGCACCTGTTCGGGATACGGACAGAAATCAAACGCCGGGTTGGCCATCAGCCGGCGGTTGCCGTCGCGCACCTCCAGATCAGAACGATACAGTGCCGGCGCGGTGGCGGTTTCCCAACCCTGCGCGGGATCGGGATAGCTGCCCTGAATGCCGTTGATGCTATCGGCCAGCGAGAAAAATGGCCGGTAGATTTGCTGCTCGCTCGACAACAGGTCGGCATCGGCCCAGCTAAAGGTCGGACTATCGGGTGCGCCGAGATGGATTTTGTAAAACCCGCCGGTCTCGCTGATACGGCCCTGACACGCGGTCAGCAGGGTTTCCAGCAAATTGGCCGGCTGGCTGTTGACGTTGACCTGGCCGCCACTGCGGTAGCTAGGCTCGGCTCCGCTTAGGCCGATGACCGTGGCGCGGCACTTGGCGATCTGCGCATTCCAGTTCGCCGCCGGCAGCCGCGCCGCGCCCGCAATGTTTTGCAGCCCGTACAGCCAGGCGCCGGCATATCTGATGCCGCGCAACACGTTGTAGGCCTGCACCGCCGGCAACTGATCACCATCGCCGCCCCAGGTCGCAGGATCGGAATAGCGCTGCGGCCCGCTGCCGCCATTGGTGCTGTCCTTGCTCGGGTCGTAAAGCGGAATACCCGACAGCACAAACTTGAAGGTCGGAAAGCCGGTGAACAGTTTATCTTCCACCAGTGCGGTAGCGATCACGTAACAGATACCGGTGCCGATCCGGGTCGAGGCATACGGTCGATCGGCTGACGTCACCGTGCCGGTGAGAAACGTGTCGGCCGCGGTTTGCGTGCCGTCATAGTATTTGATCCAGAGGTGCTGCGCCGGCCCGGTGGTTTCATATTCGTGAACCGATTGCCCGAGCAACGGATCGACCGGCCCGGTCAACGTCACCTTCTCGCCGCCGATCCACACCTCTATCAGTTGCTCGCGCGGCAGATCGCCGACCGCAATCACCTGGGTCAAGTAAGCGTTCGGCGTCTCGCCCGAGTAGCCCCAATAATTGGCATAGACCAATGAGCCGGCGGTCATATGCTTGCCGAGCCCGAACGATCGCGGTACGTCGCCACCGGCGGTCAGTTGGCCTTGGGTGCCGAAATGATCGGCCTTGGTGGTGTCCTGCGGCTTGCCGGCCAGCGCGGTCGCGACATAGTTCAAGCCGATGCCGGCGACCAACGCGATACCGCCAGCCACCAGCGAGGTTACGAACGCGCTGGCACCGGTGATGCCGATCGCGGTCAGCAACAGGCCGGCGGCCGCGGTAAAGATCGCCATTACGATGTCGCGCTTGCGATCATCTAGATCGCCTTTAGGTAATGGGTTTCGGCGACGGCAAAGCCGCGGCGCCGGTACAGCCGGCCGACTTCGGGATCGTCACCCATGCCGGCCATGCCGATATACTGACAGCCGAGCCCGCGCGCCCAACTCTCGTAGCCGTCGAGCATCTTGACGGCGGCCAGGCCGCGATAAGCGCGCTCGATAAACCACACGGTCTCGCGCGCCAGCCACACCGGCCCGAACGGATGCTGTGCCGCGATCGCCATCAAGACGCCGCGCGGCACGCCCTCGACATCATGAACCATGCACAGATGCCGCGGCATCAGATGCACCAGAAACAAACGCTCGGCGAATGCTGCCTCGAACGGAAACGCGAACACGGCGCCGGCGCCGACATCGGCAAATCCGGCGGCGACGTGCGACGCCGCCAACAATTTGATCACCGCCACCTTATCGGCCTCGGTTGCCAGTCGGATCACGTCAGCGTCGCCCTTGCGATCGCGTCGTCGCCGTATGGTTTGCCATTGCAATACCAGCGATCATCACCGCCGCACCGTCACACCGGCCCGGTTGACGATGCGGGCGCGCACTTCGCCGCCTTCCTGTCCCCAGAATTGCTGCCAGCCGCCGACCACCGCACTGTCAATGAAGAAATCATCGCTGGCGGCGCGTAAGCGTTGCGAGGCATCGCTTCGGGTGTCCGGGTTGGCACGGGTGAGCTCTGATGTGTTCGAGGTACAGGTCAGCGTAACGTCGCCATCCTCGCCCTCTTTCGGCGTGGTGATCGGTGCCTCGTCAATGGTGCCGATAAAGCGCGGTTCGGCCGGCGCCACCATCACCCGGTTGACCGGATCGAACAGGCCGCGGTAAATCTCGACCTTGCCCTGCTTGCAATCGTAACCGCGCACCAAATTGTTAACCCGGTCGGCGACCTGGCTCAGCGTGATGGTGATGTTCTGCACCGTCAGCGAACTCACTAGCGGGATCGCCGATATCTGGATCAGCGCGCCGGCGCCGGCCCAGGTCCGTGAACCAACCCCGCCGGTGTCGGGATCGATATACTGCGCGACAATAGAACCAATATCCGACCAATAGCCATCGGTCACCGCGGCGCCGGTCGTGCGATCACGCACCACGAACCAGATGAAATCCCGCGGCATCAGCGCCCGTGCCTGTAGCGCGGTCCAATTGGCGGCGGAGACATCCCTCATAGCCGCGCCTCGATGCCCTGAAACGACACCGCGCCCCAGCCGTTCAACTGCGCGTCACTCGACACACTGCCCGGCACGATGGCCATCAGGCAGGCCGGCTGCTTGACCGCGACCGCCTTGGTAATGGTGACGTCGGGCCACAAATGCGGCCGGATTTCGAATTCGGTCGTGGTGCCGCTCGCCGCGGTCGCCGCCTCCATGACCTGGTGCAAATCTTTCCGGGTGCCGATCGTGATCGACAGATAGTCGCCGATCGACAACGCAAATCCCGCCGGCAGCGCCGATAGCGTGATTGCCTTGCGGTTGGCGTTGATCGAGGCCAGGTTGGCGGTCAGCCCGGTGAACGATCCGCCGGTCGGCCAGGCCCCGTTCGGGTAGGCTTGCGGATAGCACCGGCTCATAGGATAGCCCCAGAACGTTTCCAGACCGTTTTCCAGCGCGGTCAAGCGCGCCCGCCACTGATCGAGCCGGTTCGGGGAAAGCGTCTTGGTGGCGGCCCGCAGCGTCCATAGCGGCGATCCTAAGTCCTTGACCAGCACCCGGCCCGAGGCCTGGGTTGATTTTTCCTGGCGCCAGGCCAGATCGAACCCGGTGGTCCAACCCGGAAACGTCGGCAGCAGATTGATCGGATAGCTGATCGCCACTACGATGTTGCCCTTGCAATCATCTACAGCCCCGCCACGCGGCCGCGCCGCGCCTGTTGAATGGTGGCAATGGTCCGGGTCGCGAACGTGGCGCGATCCTGCTCCAAGACTTGCGCCAGCCGCGCCACCGCCTCGACGCTCGCGCCCCTGGCATCGATCGCCGGCGAGTAAACGATCGAGCCGCCGGTGCCCATCATGGCGCGGGTCGCGTCGTTCGGGATCACCTGCGAACCGCGCGGCAGGTTGACGAGCTCCGGCCCCTGCTCACCGACCAGCGTCATCCCGCCGGCCGCAAAACTGGTGCCACCGGCAGCATGACCGATGCCGCCAACGCCGGTTCCACCAGTGCCGCCGAACCCGAACAGCGACGCAAACAGCGACGCGCCGCCGCTCGGCCCGGCGGTAAACGGTGCCATGATCGCCCAATTGATCGCGGCCTTGGCGAGTGTCTTGAGCATCTGTGACAGCACCTCGTTAAGCTTCTTTCCCTCAAGGACGGCATCAGCAAAGGCAGTCGACAGCGAGGAACCGAGCGTTTGTCCCAACTGGTTGACCTGTTGCAATTTATGCTGCACCTCGGCCAGCCGCTCCGCGCTCTTGCCGGCCTGCTCGCCGAGTGCCTGCATCGCCAGCTTCATTTCTTCGGTAACCGTGACGCCGTCCTTCTCGGCGGCCGTCATCAGCAGCGAAACGGTGCGCAATTCCTCGCGCTTGCCGGCGCCCAGTCCGACCGCCTCGGCGTCGGCGTTCATCAGGCCGATATGCTTTTCGATCTGCTCGTTTTGCTTGCCGAGGAAATCGGTTTCGGCCGCGGCTTTCGCTTGTCCGGTTGGCTTTGACGTGTCGCCGCGCATCAGGCTTTGAAGTTCGGTGGCCTGGCGCTTGGCCTGCTCGATCAGTGCCGGATTGACCAGGCTCGATGACAACGCCTTTTCGGCCGGCGATTTCTGATCCGTCGCACCGCCGCCGCCGGTCAGAGCGCCGCCGATACCCCCGAGCAGCGGCCCGACCACCGGCACCGCCCCCGCTGCGGCCCGCAGCGCCTTGTCCCAATACGGTGCGGCACCGAGTTCCTTGAGCTTGTCGCCGATCTGTCCGAAAACGCCTAACAGGCTAGTTGCCGCTGAAACCGTGCTGGCCATCAGGCCATAAAACTTTATCCAACTTTCGTTGTAATCGAGCCCGAGCGAGAGGATTTGCTTTTGCAGCGGCACCCATTTTTCCGCGAGCAGTCGCTGCGCGGCATCGAGCCGGTTGGTCAGATCAACCGCGCGGTTGATATCGTCTTGGTTGATGATCTTGGTGGCTTCGATCGCCTTGGCGCTCGCCAGCATCTGGTCGAGGTAACCGGCATCGGCGCGCAGGTTGTCCGCGACTTTCGGCCCGAACGCCTTTTCAGCCAGATCGAGCGCCGCCAGCCGTTCGCCCTTGTCGAGCATTTCGCGAATGATCTTGGCAGCGGCCACCAGCTTATCCTGGTTGCCGATCGCGCCTTCGAATCCGCGTGTCGAGACGCCGCCGAGGTTGCCGGCTTCCTGCAATTCGACAATGCGCTTTTGCAGGTCGCTGCCGCC